AGAGTTCTTTGCGTGGGCTGATGCAATTTGCTTGGCCGAGAAGCTACGCACGATGCGGCTCGCCCGCGTTTCTGACGGTGAATCGTTTGGTTTGCTAACCAGTAACCCAAGAATCGATTCGCCCGTTCAACTCGATTTTAAGCTCGTCGAAGCCGAACAGGTTACGTCACCCATCTTAGCTTTCGACAGTTATCGTTACCTCGATGGCATTCGCTTTGATGAGCACGGTAATCCGATCTCATACGATGTTCTTCGAGAGCATCCAGGTGATGACGCGTTCTCTTTGACCGAGAACTATGACACCATCGATGCCAATTCCGTCCTCCATTTCTTCCGCAGTGATCGTCCTGGCCAGATCCGGGGTATTCCCGACATCACGCCGGCGCTGCCACTGTTTGCACAACTCCGACGATTCACGCTGGCAGTATTAGCGGCTGCCGAAACAGCGGCTGACTTCGCTGGGATTCTCTACACCGATGCGCCGGCGGGAGGCGAAGCCGATGCGGCTGAACCGTTCGAACCAATCGAACTGGAGAAGCGAGCGCTCCTAACGATGCCAGGCGGATGGAAGATGGCTCAGATGCACGCTGAGCAACCAGCGACCACGTACGCCGAGTTCAAGCGTGAGATTCTCAACGAAATCGCACGTTGTTTGAACATGCCGTTCAATGTCGCTGCTGGCAATTCGTCGGGTTACAACTATGCCTCCGGGCGACTCGACCACCAAACCTACTTCAAGTCGATCCGTGTCGAGCAGTCCCAAATGGCTCGCACCATTCTGGATCGCATTCTGTACGCATGGCTGCGTGAAGCGATTCTCATCGAAGGCTATCTGCCTAACTCGCTTCGCACTCTCGACTCCTCGTTCGAGCATCAATGGTTTTGGGACGGACATGAGCATGTCGACCCAGCCAAAGAAGCCAATGCCCAGAAAATCCGCCTCGCCAATCATACGACAACTCTGGCCCATGAATACGCGAGGCAGGGGCGTGATTGGGAGGCGGAGCTTAAACAACGCGCGAAAGAGATCTCGCTCATGCGTGAGCTGGGACTCTCGACCGATTCAACTTCACTTTCTCCAGGAGATGTAACGGATGACGAAGACATTGCAGTCGAACAAGCAGAGTGAGGTAGACGCTGAGTCGGTACCAAGCTCGCTGCGAATCGTTTGTGACGATGCCAGTTCAATCAATTTACAAGCCGCGGAGGCTGCAGAAGAAGGCAAGCCTGCGCTGCGAAAGTTCTCAATGGTCGCTTACACCGGTGGCGCGATGCGTCTTGGTGGCTGGCCTTACCCAGTGGTCGTTGATCTAGCAGGCATGCGAGTGACTCGCAAGTCGCGCCCAATCCTCAAGGACCATGATCGCGCTAGTATCGTTGGTCATACCGACGACATCATGGTCGGCGATTCGCGGCTCGAAGTTGCTGGTGTGATCTCGGGCGTGGGCAACACCGCTCAAGAAGTCATCGCCACCAGCGAGAACGGCTTCCCTTGGCAAGCATCGCTTGGTGCCAATGCCGACAAGGTTGTCTTCATCCCTGAAGGCAAGACAGCAACCGCCAATAGTCGCGAGTTCAAAGGCCCTGTGTACATCGCTCGCAAGTCGACGCTGGGTGAAGTCTCGTTCGTGGCCCTTGGTGCCGACGATGACACCGAGGCTCGGATTGCAGCTGGCCAAGCCGGCGATGACGAGGATCTCGACAACGAAGAGTCGGACAACGACAGCACCGATTCCGATGATTCGGAGCTCGACCCGGTGAATGCCAGCTTGGAGATGGGCAGCAAGCCCAAGCGTCCTGTCACGAGTGGAGTAGTTTCCAAGATGCGCATTGAAGCAGCCGCTGAATCCAAACGTATCGCCGGCATTCGCAAAGTGTGTGCTGGCAAGCATCCAGAGATCGAAGCTCGCGCCCTTGAAGAAGGCTGGAGCGTCACCAAAACGGAGTTGGCAGTGCTGCGAATCGAACGACCCAAGGCCCCTGACCAACAGGCAAGCCAACCGATGTACCGGCGCGAAGTCCTCGAAGCAGCTTGCTGTCTGTCGGTTGGACTCGACGAGACGAAGCTGCTCAAGGCCTACGGAGAGCGAACGCTCAACGCTGCCGATCCGCTGCGACATATCGGCTTGCGTGAGCTCGTCGCCGAGTGCGCGCGGCTCGAAGGCTTCGATGTTCCGCGCGTCTTCGGCGATGGAACTGCAACGATTCGCGCGGGTTTCTCAACGATGTCGTTACCAGGAATCCTTGAGAATGTCATGAACAAGACGCTCCTTTCTGCCTACGAGTCGACACCGATCGCCGCGTTTGATCTGTGCAGCATCGGAACTGTGAGCGACTTCAAGGAGATCTCTCGTTATCGACTGCTCGGTACCGGGGGCTTCGAAAAGGTTGCGCCCGATGGCGAGCTGAAGCATGGCAAGCTTTCCGACCAAAAGTACAGCAACAAGGCTGATACCTATGGTCAGATCCTCGCGCTGACTCGCCACGACATCATCAACGATGATCTCAACGCGTTCATGGACATCCCTCGTCAAATGGGACGCAGTGGCGCTGAGTCGATCGACGAGTTGTTCTTCACGTTGCTGCTCAAGAACACCGCGTTCTTCTCCTCGGCCAACGGAAACTTGCTAACGGGTCCAGACACCAAGTTCGGTCCCGAGTCGCTGACCGTTGCTAAGACGACCTTCCGCAAGCAGAAGGTTGGACCAGGCAACAAAGCCAAGGACCAAAAGCCGATCAACATTCGGCCTGAGTTCCTGGTCGTTCCCGTCGAGATCGAAACCGATGCGGAACTGCTGATGGGTTCGGCTCAGTTGATGATGGACGCGCAAGGAACGCCGACCAAGATCCCAGTCGACAACCCTCACCGCAACAAGTATCGCGTCATTTCAACGCCGCATTTGTCGGACAGCTACTACCAGGGAGCCAGCGGCTCGGCCTGGTATCTGTTCGCGAATCCGAATGTGCTGCCCGCGTTTGAGATCGTGTTCCTCAATGGTCGGCGCACGCCGGTCATCGAACGCGTTGAGATGCCTGCCAACACGCTTGGCATGGGCTTCCGTTCTTACATCGACTTTGGTGTGAACTCGCAAGACCCACGCGCCGCTGTGAAGGTCACTGGCGAGTAAGCCTCGTCTCCTGACCGCTCTGAAACCAACCATTCTTTGTCCTCAAGGATTCCATAATCCATGCAAGCTCAATTCGTTCATGACGGTAAGGCCGTCGATTTCACTCCGACCGTAGATGTCGCGGTTGGATCAATCGTGATCCAAGGCGACCTAGTAGGCATCACCAAACGCGACATCAAGGCTGGATCGCTTGGCTCGATCGCTGTGGAAGGTGTCTTTGATATTCCCAAAGACCCAGCCCTGGCTATCGAGTTCGAAGCAGGCACCAAGGTCTACGTCGACGAAGACGGAGCCGTGGTCGTTGACGATGTTGGCACCACCTATCTCGGCAAAGTTGTTAATGACGCTGCCGCTACTGATTCCTTCGTTCGCGTTCGCCTGAGCCAGTGATGAGACGCCGTGAGCAACAACGCACAAATCATAAATGCAGGAGCCATCTTCGTCGCGGATGGTAACACCTTGCCGATCGTCCCCGAGTCCGACGTGGCCGCTGGCTCTGTGGTTGTCGTCGACCGGCTCGTGGGCATCGCCAAGTTTGGGATTAGTGCGGGCTCACGTGGCAGCATCACGATGCGGGGCGTCTTCGACGTAGTGAAAGATCCAACCACCAACATTCCCGCTGGCACGATCCTTTACTGGTCGGAGATCAGTTGGCATGTGGTCAAGAACGCTTACGCCCATCCGATGATGGGCAAAGCCATCGAATCCGCTCCACCAGGAACCCGCTGTGTCCGTTTACGACTGAGTCAATAAGCCATGGGATCAATCGCAAAAGTAACCGCTGATCGCGCTCGAACTGTGCAGCCTTTGAGACTGGCCAATGGTCTAGTCAGCCAATGGCTCTCGGTGGGCGAGTTTCGCAGTTGCTTTTGCATTGCCAAGCAATCGACGCCATCGCAATGGACCATCGAGGGACGGCTTCCCAATGGAGAGGTCGCAGAGCTCGCCAATTACGAGAGCGAGTTATTCGATCCAACCAATCCTCGCTACGTCACGATGAAGGCGATGTGTGGGCTGCCCATTCGCTTCGTGGCTTCGACGCCTCAGTCGAACCCGCAACTGTGGGTGGTGTTCAAGAGTTAGCGACGCCTACCGCTGGCCCGCACCAGGGGCACGAGTTGAGCCTCGGCTCTCCAAACGATCCCTGCGTTTGCGGTCCAGCGTTAGTCGTCACCGTCAATAGTTTTAGCAACGAGCTCAATATGATTCATAAACAATTGATTTCAGCCTGTGCACTGATGCTGCTCGTGTTGGCTGGCTGCGATACGGGCATCGTCAATGTTCGTGCATTACCAACGCCTGAGCCGGAGCAACCACCAGCCAATCTGCCGGTGCAATTGCATCAGCGCAATTGGACGGGCTCACTTGGCCAAGGCAGCTGTGTCCATGCCTCGCTTGTGAACCATCTGCGTTGGCTAAACAGATTCGAGCTTGGCGAACGCTGGCGAGCGACCTATGCCGACGGCGAGTGGGATTCGCGGCTTCGTGATCGCTTGGATGCGGCTGGCATCGACTACAGCTTCACGCTCAAGGCCGACCCACGCTTCCTGGATTGGGCCAGCGCAACCAGGCGAGGAGCGATCCTGTGGTGGAAGCCGGCGCATTGCTGCACGTTCGTCGGTTGGATCGAACGTGATGGAAAGCAATACGCAGCGATTCTGGACAACAACTATCCGGGGCGCTTCGAACTCACACCTCGCGAACAGTTCATCCGCTTGTGGGCAGGCTACGGAGGCTTTGCCCTAACCGTTCTCAACGATCCCAGCAGTTCACTGCCTTACCAAAGTTATGAGGTTCTGTAATCACCATGATCAACGATACGATTCGAATTCGCTTAAGTCTGGGGCTGAT